TCCACTACCACCTTCTACTTTTTTATATATTAGTTTACTATTTACACCATCATAAGACAACACTTTACCGTCACCAATAGCTGTATTATCAACAGGAACACCTTTTATCTGTTCTGCATTAGTAAAAACACCCGAAGGATTTACAAGTAAATCATCTACATTTGTTATCATTCTATACACCTACCTTTTATATTTATTTAATATCTTTTTAAGTTCTTTTGGTAAATCTTCACCAAATTTAATCTCATAATAGTCATAGTTGAATTTAGCTTCCATATGAGAGCCACCTTCACTTTTAATTTGTTGTTGAGTTCCACTATTCATAAACATTTTCTTAGCAATTTCTAAAGCAACGTATTGTAATTCTTTTGGTACAGTTCCATCATTAACAGGATTAGATATAAGTGGATAAGTAAATCCATAAGTATAAGTAGCTTCTACGTTATAATCTACTAATCTCATACCTTCTTGTATGATATATGATTTTTCCCATAGGTCTTTTTTAAACACCATATTGTTTTTAATAGAATATAAAGTACTTCCAACTACAACATCATCTATTTTAACTTCTGAAATTTCTGTAATATTAGGTCTTGGTATAGATAACCATTGTCTGCCTGTACCTTGAAAAATATTAGTTTCTTCTGTTTCAGAAAGAGTATATCCAACGTAATTTTCAATATGAGCTATTGAGTAAGCTATAATTTCTGATAATAATGAATCGTAATCACTATTAGCAAATTGTAAATAATTTTTTGTTTGATTAAGAGTAATCATTTTACACCCCCATAATTAAGTTTTATAAAAAAAGAGCCAAAGCTTATAGCTTCAGCTCCCAAGAGTCATTGTTTATATTTGTTTAAGAGCAACTACGGCTTCATCTAATAATCTTACAGAACCAGTTCTTATGATTGAAGGGAATTTAGTAAATCCTATAGAAGTAATATCATCTCTTTTTGTAAATACATTAACGTTATCTACGATTACCATAGCTGATTTAATATCTCCAAATACTATAGGAATTTGTCCAGCAGTAGCAGTTAATAAAGAAGGCATATTGTCATCTATAACAACAGGGTAGTTTAGTAAATAACCATCTACTTTAGCCCCTTCTTGTCTAACTTCTGGTTGTCTAAATATTGGATTTCCTTGTAAATCAGTTATTCCATTGATTTCTCCAAGAGTTTTTCTATCCATTACCCAAACACCATTCATTGCATATTTTTGAGGTAAAGCATAAACCAAAGTGTTTAATTCTTTAAAAGTAATTTTACCTGCAGTTGCTAGAGCAGTAGCAGTTAATCCAGTTAAAAGTCCTTTTGGTTGACCTGAACCAGTACCATTAACATAAGCTAATCCAGATTTTGCAACGAATGCTTCTGCTATTTTTTCAACTATGTATGACTCTAAGTCAAAAGCATTATCACTTAACATTCTATTTGTAGCCTTAGGAATTGCATATAAGTCATGACAAGCTACTGTTACTTTGTCAAACCCTTCCACATCTGTATCTACTTTAGCAGCTATTTCAGTCGACCAATCAGCAACTACTCCACCTTTTTCAATTACAAACTCTACTTCATTTACAGTTGTAGGTCTAATTGTAGCAAGACTTCTGATAGCTGAAATTTTATTAGCTTTTTTGATTATTTTTGCATATAAATCTTCTGGAATTAAATGTCCACCTTCTGTAGCCGTTGCTGTATTGTAATACTCAAATGATTTATCAGATATTCTACCAGTTCTCATATATTCATTAACGAATACATCTGCTATTTTTTTATTTCTTAATTCTTTTCCTTCTACTGTTTCTACTGACATAGTTTCCATTAAAACCTCCGAAATTCTTGATTTTTGCTCTACTTTTTCACCTATAGATTTTTCATTTAATTGCTCAAATTTCTCATCTATTTTTTTATTCATTTGCTCTGTAATTTCTTCTACTATTGCTGACATAATACCTCCTAATAAATTCTTCCTTGTAATAAAATCCTACTCAATCCAGTTGTAGGTCGAGTTACTATTTTTAATCTTTGTTTATTCTGTACATTTATATTCAATGCTAAATTAGTCGTTCCCAATGTTAATAGTGGAAATGTTAAATTATATTGAGTATCTTCTAAGTATAAATCAAATCCACCACCTGTAGGTTGAACTTCTAATAGAACATTTTCTAACACAAACTCGTCATTAAAGATTGGTGTATAAAAAACCTCTCCAGTTGTAGATGATTCAAATAAATATTTAGCCACGTCATCACCTCTCTACAAATATATAATAAGATTACTTAATAATAAGAGCATCTTCATTCATTGGAATAACAACAGATGATATTTCTATTAAGTCACACTCATATATGTCATCTCCACCATAGTTATTAGGTGAATATTCAATATCAAATGTACTAATAGATACAGCACTCATAAAGCCACTTTTATACATTTCAAATACTGATTTAGAGAATTTATCTCTTTCCGACCATTCAGAAGTATCATTGGGATTAACCCAAAACTCTACTACACCAATAAGCTTATCATTAGCTACATCAAGGCTAAGAAACTTTCCTATAGGCAATTCATCTTTCTTATGATTGTAAAGGAATACAGGATTTTTAAGAAATCTATCAAAGTGTATACCTTTCATATACACTCTGTCACCTTTAAAATCATCTTTAGATGTAGAACAGATAAATTTTAATGTGTTATTGCTCGTTTGCTCCACTTTCGTCTTTAATAACATTTGCTACACCCCCATAAACACCTTTTAGCTCTGCTAACACTTCAAGTCCTGCAAGTTCTCTAATTTCATTTATTAAGAAAGCTTGAGGTTGCAATTTTACTAACTCTAACATTCTATCAGTTGTAGCAGAAGATTTTTTAGAGTAATCTAATATAAGATTAGCACCAAATTCTTTTACCAAAGTAATATTAAGCATATCTCTAATTTTAATAAGTCTTGGTTCAATAACCTCTGTAGCATATAGTTCTTTAGCCGTCATTGCTGTAGCTCTATTAGATGATTCAACTATACCTAATACTTCTGGAGATATTCCAAAAGCCACTCTGATTGTTTCTTTAGCCTCTTTAGACACCTCTAAGATTTTAGAGTCCGAGAAATTAGCTTGAGTAGGTATATATTTAATATTTGATGTATTAAGAAACTTCATTTTGTAAGAGTTAAAGAAACCTTGTGATTCTGATAACCATTTCTCTTTAAATTCTAATAATGCCACATCATCCATATCTTCAATACCAATTATTCCACTCGGACTTGAGTCATTAAAGAAGAAAGATGTAACTCTTTTAGAAGTATAATCCTCTATTTGTAATGAATTTCCCAAAGTAGCTGACGTTGAAACCCCAGTACCATATGGTTTCGTAACATTAATATCTTTCAAATGGATAATCTCTGTACAAGGAACTGTAAATCTTGAATTGTTTAATCTAATTTTATAAGTATATTTATTAGTTGGATTAGGATAATCTTCCACCATATCTTTACTAATAGGATACAAACCAGTTATTTTATCTTGAGAATTTCTCTCATACATTATGAAAGAGTTACCATCTAAATCTAATTGACCTTGAATAGTGTAAAACATATCATATTTAGTCATAAACTCATTTGGTTTAGCTATTAGAGTTAATAATTCATGTGATTGTGTTAAAACTCTATCTTTCTTTTTGTTAATTGTATATAACTTCCAATCATTACTTGCTACGGACTTAGCAATCTTATCAACACACAAATGTAAGAACGGTGACGTTGAAAAGGCTTCTACAACTTGACGTTGATTCATAATTGGAGCTGTTTGACTTGAACCTACTTGAGAAATAGACTTTCCTATCTCTGATTTAGGCTTATCAGTCATTCCTTTATCTCTACTAAATAATTTCCAGTTCATATAACCTCCTAAAAGAATACAATATTCTTTTTAATTTTATTAGCAAAACACATTAGCAAAGAATCGAATGTATCGGGAGAACGACCGTTATTTTTCTTCTTAAATTCATCTTTAGTTTCAATTTTTTGCCTATTTTTATTATCTAATACATATTCTCTTAATGATATTTCCTCTATAAGCTCCTTATTATCGGGCAATTTAATCTTCTCGTTAATAAGCAAATCCTTTATATAGAAAGCTATTTCAGATATTAAGTTTCCATATAAATCCTCATTCTTAGCCTTATTTGCAAAGTTTATCTCATTTATAATGATAGAAGCATATTTAGTTCTATTGTCCTTTTTAAACTTATACAAACTGTCAGAAGTAGAAGCACCAAGTCCAGTATCATCTACTGAAATATTAATTTTACCTTTATAAGAGTTCTTAGCCTTAATATCCAATGCAAGATTAAGACAATATTCAGCTATTTCATGACCCCTCTTACCTTTAAGTTTAATAGGTTGCATTACTTCGTTACCAATTCTATAAGTTATTACAGTTTCATCTGCTCCAAACCTTGCACAATCGACACCCATACAGATTTCATCTACTTTAGGATTACCAATGATTTTAGATTTAAGAGCTTTATCAATGAACGTATAAGGAACTAAACAGTATTCAGACTCACTAAATCCTAAACGACCTTCTGAATCACGTAACCAACGGAAATAATCAATAGATTTCATGTAAGAGTATTTCTCTTCTAACCTTACATGGTCTGCAAAGTTATTATCTCTCCATGTAGAATGAAATATACGAGCCTTAGAAGTTTCAACTATCTTATTCTTGTATAATAGTTCCAAGTCTACCTCATTCATATAATAATTAAATAGCCAAAATTCTTGCTTAGGTGGGTTGAACATAAATGATTCAAACTTATATTTAGAAGAACCCCTAATAGAACCCGATATTACTTGATATTCTTCTAGTGAGATACCATCTGCTTCTTCATAGATTATACGTTCAATCCTAAGTAGAGATTTAATCTTATCGGGATTATCAGCTCCAACAAATACAAACCTAGCACCGTTTCTAAGGACAATAGTAAAATCAGATATATTCTCATCATATGGAATGTGAAAGTGGTCTAAACGTTCTAATACAGTTTTCCAGCATGATTCTTTAATAGAGTTACGAAACTTACGAACGACTAATGTAACCGATTTAGGGTCTTGTAAAGCTAATATAATGTGTTTATCGTACACAAACCACGATTTACCAGAATTACGACCTCCATAGTATATTTCTACATCTTTGGAATAGTCAGTAAGGTATGGTTGGTATAAAGGTATAAAAATGTCACTACTAAAATCTATAATCAATTAAATCAGCTCCTATTATCCATATGTATCTATATCTACCTCATTAAATACAGCTTTACATACATTTTCCATTGTAGGTATTCCAGCAAACCAATCCTCTATATCACTAATTATCATATCCTCAATTTCATTTGCAGTCATAACATAAGCTATTGGTGGGAAAAATACTACTGATAAATTTTCATAATATAATGTTTCTATTTGTGATTCTAAAGATTCTTCATTACCAATAGATGCATTTTCATAATAATGAAGTATTATGTCTTCTGTTATACTTTCTCGTTAAGGTGC